TTGATACCAGTTGCATCAGAGACAGTGATGGTTGTTGCGCCAGATGTAGTTACGCCAACGCTTGAAAATTTAACGACCGTGTTGGCTTTGGTTGAAAGCGTAACTGCCCGTGCCCAAGTCGTCGTGTCACGTTCCCAATAGAAAACTTCTCCGCCACGTTCAGCGAAGATAATGTCGTTACCGTAGTTAAACGCAGACCAGATACGAAGTTGAACGCCTTCTGGAACATTTGACCCCCAGCCACCAGCGCCCCACGGGGGTCCGCCCCAACCTACACCGGTTGTATATACAGCGTTGCCAGCGTTGATATCAAACGTAGCAATTACAGCCGAACCTCCACCCGTAACAGCAGAGACGTTGATAGATGGTGAGAAGATCGTGAATGTGTTGCCGCTAGGTATAGAGACAACTTCATACGGACCATTTATGTACAGAGGCTGACCACCGACAGTCAGCGTAGTCGCACCTGAGAACGATACATACGTGCCAAGCGACAACCCGTGGGCTGTTTTGGAGACAAATATATTTCGAGTATTTGCTTCTGTAGTAAAAGGATTAACAGTCAGACTTGCAGTTGAAGCGGCCGGAGTGATGTCGTTGTAGTCACCGCCTAGTTCTACATAGACCTTCTGGTTGGTCCCAACGAACATCAAATTCAGTCCGTCTGTGGTGACGTAGTTCCAGAGGTATCGGGCAACACCATCATAGGTATCGCCAGTGTCAGAGGAGTTAGTCCAACCACCGATCTTCTGGGCATAGCCAGAACGAAAGCGAACCTTATCGCTGCTGTAGTAACCGCCTTCGTTGGCGTAGTTAGTGGATTCGCGGTTTACGCCAGCGCGGAATTGAAGTTTTTGCAGTGCCATCAGGCAACTCCAGATAGATACAGCGCACGTTCATCGTTACGCCGTTTGACCAGACCCGGCAGCACTCTACCACCCGCCTTTGTCCACTTCAGAAATTCGTCAGCCGCTTCCTCAAAGTCACCCCGGTTGGTCTTCATCCGAAGGGAAGAACGCTGGAGATTGCCAAGACCCACGTTGAAGGCAAAACTGACGAGAGAATCGAAGATTCCTTGATTGCCAACAGAAGCAGGGCAAAGTCGAACCACGCCACGCTCAAACCGACCAAGGTCTTGAGCAAGTATCCAGTCCACCTCGTCCATCGTGAGAACCCGGTCCCAGCCTGCGGGTATCGGTAGATCTTTGCGTTCATTAAATGGGGTAGCGGTGTGTTTTGGGTCAATCACATGGCCGACACCGACAGTCCACAAGAGAGCAGGGCAGCGGTAAGGCTTGGTCCGTACCCCCTCGTGATGTTTGATCATGTCGATGGCAGCCTTGGAGACTTTCACTTTTTGCCAAACGCCTGTGTGCCGAACCAAAAGGCAATGATTGAAGACAGGATTAACATCTCGTCATCCGAAAATACTTCTGCCATCGCAGCGGCAAACGGCACACCCGTGTTGTAGGCGTACCAAACACCAGCAATGTTGATGGCGACAAGCTCCAGCACGAAGATGTAAGTCACAACCGGACGGACAGAAGCCCGGAGGTTGATCATCCACTGACTCGCGCCCTTGCCGATTTCCATGTCGTGCTGATACAGGGCTTGGCGTTCTTCGCCTGCGGTCTGTGTCTGAATCTGCTCTAGTTTGATCTCTTCGACCCGAGCCTGAGCAATGAACCCACGCTCAGCCAGCGCCAACTCACGCTCCTTCTGGGCAGCAACCAGAGCCAACTCATGTTTCTTATCCTGCCGGTCTTGGAAGATTTGCAGGATCTTGGGCAGCCCACCTGCGAGGAACGACAGGAAGGTTGAGATCATCGTCATCATGGATGCGTCCTCTTGTACTCATCGAACTCGGCTTTGAGTTCTTGGATGGCTTTGATTAGCGGAGCAATCATCTCTTCGTAACCGATAGACAGCACATCCTGACCGCCGTTGATCTTGTGATCTTGGTAGCCACCAAAATCCACGCCCATCGCATCCATCGTGGCTTTGACTTCTTGAGCAATCAGACCTTGATGGAAACGGTTGCGTTTGTGCGTACCGTCATGGGTCAGGTTATCCAACTTACAGGCTTCATCGTATGCAGCCCAATCTTCGGGTGTCGCATCCGGACCCGGTTTGGGCGGTTTATAATCGTCACGCATATCCCAGCGGAACTTGCGCGGCTGCAATGCCATGATGAAACTCAGGCCGAGATCAGTATCTTGAATGTCAGCCTTGTCACGAGCGTCCGAACGATCTTGGACAGCGCCGTAAGCATAGGTGGTGGTATTAGAAGCGCCTAATTGAACCTGACTATTTCCAGTAACAGCAGAGTCATAGCCAAGACAAGTAGAATTGGTGTAATTACCCGTTAGATAAGCAGAATCACCAAGAGCAGAATTAGTTGTGCCAGTAGTTATGCCATTTCCCGCTTGATACCCAACTAACGTATTGGCAGCGCCACTAATGACGTTCTGTCCAGCATACGCGCCTATTAAAGTGTTCCAGTTCGCCGTCGTTAAGTCATAACCGGCTTGAAACCCAAAACAAGAGTTATTTCCACCGGTTGAAAGCACGTTAAGTGCTTGCATCCCAACAGCGGTGTTTTCTGTTCCAGTTGCAGTTCCACCGCCTTGCATCGCGCCGCGTCCAATCGCGGTGTTAAAATTGCCAGTTAGGTTATAGCCAGCGAAATAACCGAGAGCCGTAGTGCTACTTGCAGAAACTATTGAACGTGCGGCTCCATAACCAACTGCGGTAGTGAAGTTACCAGTGGTAACAGAAGTTCCAGCCTCATAACCAACGAATACAGAACTAGTGCCAGTGGTCACGCTATCGCCAGCATCAATGCCAAGCGCAGTTGTTGCTGCGGTAGTAATGCCTTCAAGAGCAGAAACAGTGATGGCTTCAACGATGTCTGTACCGTTAGAAACCAAAGCCATCTTTTCGCCGTTTGCAACTGTCACACCCGTCTGACCAGCGACTTTCATCGTGATCGTACCGGACGAGCAGTTGTTATAGACAAAGTAGAGTTTTTTGTTAGCCGGGACGATGACCGTGCTACCGTTACCCGTGAACTCCAGATACATGTTACGAGCCACGCCGCTTGAGCCGTTCGGGATAGTCAGAGTCAGCGTCGTTCCCGAGGTTAGAGACTGAACCTCATAGCCACTGATGGCCTGCTCAAGCAGGGTTCCCAAGTTAGTGTTGGTGATATCGCCCCAAGTACCGGGGTTATCGTTGGTGCCCTGAAGAGTCAAGGCAAGATTAGGTGAATAACTTGTAGCCATCTTTAAGCCTCTACGCCGCTATTGGCGTCCAAATATCTGTATCGCCTGTATTAATCGGTGTCCACGGCCCGGTCGGGACAGGCACGATATTACCCCAAACCGTCACTTGACCTATGACTCCGGTACCGGATACGCCCGTAACGAGGACTGTCGCACCCGCCGAAGTTGTGACCGAGCCAACCTGACCTGTAGCAGAAACCCCGGTAACAGGGACTATTATGAAAATACCGACTGCTACAGTACCGACTTGACCATTTGCCTGAAGTCCAGTGACCGGGACGTTGGCTGCGGCAGTAACATTTACGTTACCAACCTGACCCGTGGCCTCAACACCAACGGCAAAGACATCAGCGTTGGCAGCGGTCTGAACCGTACCGACTTGGCCTGTTGCAGATACTCCCGTAAGGAAGATATAGGCTTCGGCAACAACCGTGACGGTACCAAGTTGACCTGTAGCTTCAACACCCGTGACGGGTACAAGAGTCTGACCGAAGGCGGTTACGGTGCCGACTTGGCCCGTACCTTCAACACCGTCCTCAATGACAACAGCCGTACCAACAACAATTTCATCGCCAGTCTCGCCAGTGGCTTCAACGCCGGTTACAAGCGCAATGACTTCGCCGTTAACAACGACCGTGCCGACCTGACCGTTAGCCTCAACACCCGTAACAGCCAAGTTCTGCTGGGTGGAGACGAAAACCGTGCCGACTTCGCCGGTTGCCTCAAGGCCAGTAATGAACGCAGTGGCACCAGCCGCAACAAGGACAGACCCTACCTGACCGGTGGCTTCAACCCCAGTAACTTCAACAATCTGATCCCCGGCAATAACTGCCGCAAAGGGATTCGCTGCAAACGGGCTAAAGCCAAGCATGTACTAGTATTCCTTGCCTAGGACATTCTTTGCAAAATCATAATCGGCGGCGTAATAATCACGCACAAAGTTACGCACTTTGTCAGTAATAACGCTACGCCCAAAGTCTGTTGAAGCGTTGTACCGAGTTACAGCCTTATCATGATGCCCGGCAATTCTTTTCAACTCCGACTCAAGATTTTCAAAGTCTAACGTCGTTACATTTGGGAAATCCAACCACGTTGACTGGGGCGAAAAAAACCGATCAAATCTGCGGAGTAACAAAGGAAATAAATCAATAACTTCGTCATAGCAAATTGATTCTCTCGTTTTATTAAAACCTGCCTCCGCTATAACCTTTTCAAAATAATTTTCAGTCAACTTTAAGGTGGAAACCTGTTTTAAAAACAAAACAGAACTTTCAAATCGTTTCAATGGATCTCGAAAAAACCCGTACAGCGAGTAGTCTTTCAGACTCGGATAAGCCTCAACAAACGCCGCTGTGTATTGATGAGGGTTTGGCAAACGCTTCCACCCACATGAAATTAAAAAATGAATTGATGTAATTGTTCCAGTCTTAGGCGGAAAAACAAATGCTTGCTTTGTAGCTTTGTGGAAAACCATTACGGCAGCTCCGACTCTGAAAGTTTATGCGGATAAGCAAACAAGACGCCGAACCTATCTTTAAGGTCTTGAATTGGGTCATCTTGTGCCGCCGGTAATGGACAAAATTCATCTTTCAGTGGGTCGTATTTTCCGCCTATTAAAGCGTACCTTGATCTAAACCTAGCGTTATACGAAGTTTGTTTCCAAACTGTGTCTGCGCCATACAACGACTGGCAAAATTCCACGCCAACAGATTCAGACTCTGGGAATGGCAGGTTTTGGACAACCTCGTTATTTACAACGATGACTTGAAGCACGACGTTGTTCTCATCAAGCTGTGCAAAGTGAGCCATGCGTCACCAAGTGATTGAGCCAGAGCCAGTAAAACGATAAATACGAAAACCGCCAGAGACGGTATATGTCGGAGAACCAGTAGTTGCAGAAGCAGCGGCAAAACTATTTGCGTATCTAATAATTACAACGCCAGATCCACCAGACGC